CCGTGATCGTGATGTTCTGGGTGGGCTGGCTCATGGCCTAGAACGGCGGCGTGCCGAAGTACGTGGAGAAGTCCACCTCGGGGAACACACGACGCACGAGGATGTCGGGGTACTCGTCGCCGGACTTGATGTTTCCAGACTCCGTGAGGGGCCTCGGCGTGGCAGACGGCAAATACTCGACATTGTCCCAGTCGATCACATACGCCCGGCGTCGCTGGCCGCCGGTGATGTAGTGCCACCCCACGTTGGGCAGCTGGAGATCCCAGCCTGATCGGCGGTACACGAGCTCGGCCGTCACTTGCCAGTAGCGGATCTCGACGCCGTTGACCACCTCGCTGGCCTGCTGGCCGCTGATGCCCGCACACTGCCACGTATGTGCGGCACCGCCGAGGTAGGTCGATGCGTTGATGCAGTTGGTGACGTTCGCTGCCGTGGCCAACGGGAACGTGCTGCGGTTGCCAGAGATGCTCGCCCGCACTTCGGCTTCCAAGGCAGTCACGCCCTCGAAGAAGTCGTTGGCCGTGTTAACCAAGGTTCGCAGGTCGGAGTTGCCGCTGCCGTTGTAGTAGGTCAGGGCTGGCACCTGGGCACCACCCGTGGAGAACGACCACACGTCAGGCCGGGCCAGCGGGTTGGGGTCGAGATCCTCCTGCCGTGGCAACTCGTAGCGGAACGTGATCTCGACGTGCTGGCGGTCGAGCTCCGTGAGCGACGCATCGAGCATCCGCAGATACGGGTACTCGGGATGCGGGTCGCCGTGAACAACGCCAACGGCGTTGATGACTGACTGAGTGGCGGTCGGCTCATCGACGGTGGCGATCACCTTTGTTTCGGCACTCGGCGACTCGCCGAACCGATGCGACAGCGTTCGGGGCAGGACTTCACGCCAGGAGAGAACGGCCATGGCTACGCTCCGAGGATATCCACGGGACGGGCACCGATGGCACGCAGTTCGGCCTTGATCTCCGTGAGCTTCTGCAGCTGCTCCCGCCGCTGGGCGATGGCAGGATCCTGCCGGCCAAATGCAAGAAACGCAGACACGCCCTCGGCCGTGCGAACGTCGTTGGCCTCCAGGGCCTGCGATGCGGGCCGGGACAGTTCGGCGGCGATCTCGCGGCGGATACTGATGCCCTCGGCCGCCAGATTCCGCAGGGCCTGCTGGGCTTCGCCGCCGTCAATCAGCCTGCGGTCAAACGCCTCTCGCACGGCTTTGAACTGGTCGGCAATCGTGGTTGCCGGCTTGAGCAGGTTGGCGTCAACGCCCAGGGCCTGCAGTTGCCGCTCACGGTCCTCGGCCTTAGCCTGAGCCGCCGCAGCCTGGGCGAGCCGCAGACGCTCTTTGGCGCTCGCAATGGACTTCAGATCGCCGGTCAGTTTGGCGAAAGCCAGGGTCTGCTCCGCGCTCCGCTGCTCATTGGCAATCGCCAGCAGATCACGGTTGAGCTGCAGCCTGCTCTTCTCGGCGTCGCTGAGCCCGGCGTTGGCTAGGTCGGCCACACGGCGGCGGGACTCCTCGGCAGCCTTCTTGGCGGCGTCGGCCGCTTCCTTGGCCGCCTCTGCCTCACGCTTGCGGGCATCAGTGATCAGACGCACTTCCTCGGCCAGCGTCTTGGCGTCTCTCGTGGCCATCCGAAGTGAGTCGCTGTAGGCCAGCGACAAACTGTTGACGGACTCGGCGTCGCCACGAAGTACACGGAACCGCTCGAGCAGTTCTTTCGGCACATTGTTAAGGCCGCCAAGTTCTCTGGCCAAACCACGAACTGCCGTGGCGGCTTCATTGACTGCCTCTTGCGCCAGATCACGAGCGTTGAATGTCGGCACCTTCAGTGCGTCTTTGGACTTGGTGCCGAGCTCGTCGGTGTCGTCAATCGCCCCACGAATGGCGCGACGATAAGACGCCGCCGCCGCCACGGGTGAGTCGAACGCAGTCGCCACGTCAGAGCCTGCTGCCGTAGACGAGATGGCCCACTCAACGGCTGAGCCAGCCAGGGCACCGAGAACGACCACCAGAAGCCCGATGCCAGTGGAGGCGAGCGTGGCCCGTATGGCAGCGCCAAGAGCCCGCACGCCTACGGCTGCAACGCCAACCGCACCAGCAAAACGAAACGCAGATGCCGCAGCGGCAACGAATCCCGTGGCGAGATTGCTGATCCCACTGGCCAGCACTTGGCGATTGATGAATGCCAAGTACCCGCCGATCAGCGGCAGGATGTTGCCAGCCAGCGGTGCGGCGGCTGTGGCCACCAGAGAGAACGCCGACGCCAATCCTGACACGGCCGACGAAACAGTGAGGGCCACCTGCGTGGCGTCGATGCTCGCAATGAACGTCGCCGCCTGCTCGGCCGCCCGGGTCAAAGCCGGTGCAAACTCGGCCACCAGCCGGGCCGCAAAGCCCTGCAGAGTCACCTGCGTCTTTTGCAGCGAGTCGTCCAATGCGGCAATGCCAGCCGTCTGCTGCGGTCTGAGAACAATGCCGAGCCGCTGGGCCTCGGCAGTCATTGACTGCAGATAAGTGGCACCCTGCTGGAAGATTGGAACAAGCTCGACGCCAGCACGGCCAAACACCGACACGGCAGCAGCTGCCTGCTGTGCCGGGTTCGGCAGCCGAGAGATCGCCGCCACGACGGCGTTGAACGCCTGGTCGGGATTCAGGTTCGCCAAGTCACGAACCGACAGGCCGAGATCGGCGAAAGACTTGATGGCGGTACGGTTGCCGGTCTGGGCTTCGCCGAGATTCACCGTGAGCTTCTGAACCGAGCGGCCAAACGTCTCAAGCGAAACGCCAGACTGATTCGCCGCCAGCGTGTAGCCCTGGAGCACGCCAGCCGAGATGCCGGTTCTCTGGGCCAGGTCGTCGATGCTGGCCACGGCCCCAGCGGTGCCGCCGATGAACGACGAGAAAGCCGACGCCGCCGTGCGTACCGTGGCGATGAACGCCCGCGAGAGCTCGATCGTCTTGAGCGTCGAAACGTCCTGCTGCGTCTTCCTTGCCGCTAGTCCGAGTTTCTCCAGTTCGACCACGCCGGCATTGATGCCGCTGGCCATCTGGACAGCGGATGCCGACAGGTTGAATCCGAGTGAGATTGTGGCCATGGCTATTTCTGCCCGAGGTCACGGGCCATCTGCATCAACGTGTCTTGAATCTGCTTGGGATGTTTTGGTGCCCGTTCTTCCACCGGGATGAACTTCTCAGGATCAGGCGGCGTCTTGCTGTGCGGGGCGAGAACTGCGGTGGCCAGCATTGCTGTCTGGCCCCACGAGTCATCGAGCGGAACGAACCACCTCGAGCACGCTATCCACGTGGAGAACTCCCTTGAGTCCATGGCGTCGATCTCGGAAAGCGTTTTGCCGAGGTGCCCGGCGAGACGGAGCTTGAACAGCAGCGTCGGCCGGGCGTTTATTCCCCCGCAATCTTCTTTACCTCCTCCTCGGTCAGTGCGTTGTGCTTCATAGCCGCACGCCAAAGACGATCCATTACGTCGGCCGAACGCTTGCGGATGGACGCCTTGCCTTCGTCGCCAGCGAAGAGCAGGTTGCCACGCTCGTCGCAGATGGTGCGGGACAGGATCTCGCTGCGAAAGTCCACCGGCACGCCGTGCTTGGCGTCCAGCGACAGCACTTCATAAGCGTCACGGTCGCCAACGCTCATCAGCCGCAGGCACACCTAGCCGCCGCCGCCCAGTTCGGGGGCATCGACGGTGATGATCTTGGCGTCGGGGGCGTTGTCGATCTGGTCACGAGTCAGCGGCATGAGTGTTACCCGTCGAGGAGTCGAAACGTGACGGCAAACCGAGTCACACCGTTGAGCTCTGGCTGGGCCGTCACCTGCTCATAGATTGCATTGGTCGTCAAGGAGACGCCGCCGCCGCTGATCTGCAGAGACTTCCGCTCGCCGTACTTGGCCGTGGACACGTTCGTGGTGCCGAGGCACGCCACGGACACGGTGCCGACTTCGTCAGTCCACGCCGTCGTGCGGCCCTTGGGCTGGCCGCCGCCGTGCTGCACTTGGAGGTCTGTCACCTCCTCGAACGGCACGCTGTCCCACGATACGGAGATGCCGGCTGATAGCGTCGCCACGGCGGCCTCCGTGAGCGATCAGGCAACCTGGAACGAGGCCGAGCCCTTGATGGCGTCGTTGGTGGCCAGCGTGATCGTTGAGCTCTTGCAGGTCGCCGCAGCCGACAGCGTGATGCCGCCGGCGATGACGATGGTGCCCGAGAGCGACTGCGAAATCGGGGTGGCCCCGGTCCTCGACAGGTAGTCGATGGTGACTTCCTTGCCGGTGTCGCCGGCCGAGCCCTTGAGCGGGCGGGACAGCGTCAGCACCGTCTGGCCGGTCGTCTGGCCGAGATGCGAAATGTCGATGTTGTCGGTCGCGTTGTTGTCGGCGATCGTGTACGTGATGTTGGTCACGGTGTACGTGACGCCAGCGAACGAAAACGTCGTGCCAGAGGCATCATGCGGCGTTGCGGACATTCGGTTACTCCTGCCACCACACGTCGTAGGTCTGCGTGATCTGGTACACCGGCGGCAGGTCGCCACCGGCCAGCGTCACCAGGTCGTCGGCCTCGTTTTCAAGCGAGACTTGCGACACAGTGCAGCCTAGGACAGTGCCCCCGTACCCATCCAGAATCAGCCGCACGGCGTCGGCCAACTCCCGGGCCGACTCGTAGGTGCCGGCGTACACCACGAAGTCCACGGTGACGCGGGGCAGCCCTGACGGGGCGTCCAGCGTCTGCACCCGGCCGATGCCAGTGCGACGCCAAGCGATGAACGGCAGCTGCTCGGCGACGATGCTTCCGTTGGGGTACTGCCGAAACGCAGCCAGCCGGGCCACCGATGGCGACGCAGCCAGCACACGACACAGGGCGGCTTCTGGCGATTGCATCATTGCGAGAGCCCCCAGGTGTCGCCGTACTTCTGCTCATACTCCCGCACAGCCTTGGTCAGAGCCTTTCGCATCTCCACGTCGAGGATGCTCTGCATCTGGGCCTTCGACGAGTCGAACGCCTTCCGCAGCGGACGCCTGGCCGGCGAGCCCGCAACGGTGCCGCTGGCAATGAAGTTCACCGGGTACATGCCACGGCCAGTGAACGGGCCTCGAGTCTTGAACGACGAGAGGATGCGGCGGCTGGACTGCTGCTTGATCCGCAGGTTGATGGTCTGGATGCGGCCCCCCAGAATCACACGCTTGCGGGCCACCACCTTGCTCTTGCCTGCCGTGCGTGGCCTGGTGCCGTACTCGACAAGGTGCGAATGGTACGCCCGGTTGGGCCCCTTGAGCACCGTGCCGCCAGTGAATGCGGGCGTGGCCCCCTTCTGGCTCTTGGAGTTCACCGGGCGGCGAAAGCCCACCACGATCACGCTGACCGGCAGTTGGGCTTTGTTGTTCGTGTACTTCCGCTCGGCCTTGTTAACGCTGGCTAGCAGGTTGCCTGTCACCTGGCCCAGTTGGGCCACTTCTCGACGCAGGGCCTCCTGTCCCGGCTTGGCGGCCTTGCGAAGTGCCTGCGTCTGATACTTGAGGCTGATCTCCTTCGGCAGCCGCTTCAGGGCCGCCACGATCTCGGAGAGGGCCGTGAGCCCATACGCCTCCTTGGCAGACTTGCCCTTGCCAATCGAAAGCCTGATCAGCGACGGGCCTTCAGCAAATACGCTGCTCATGGCGATGTCTCTTGGCAGATCAGTTCATGCCGGCTGCGGTTGTCGTGCTCAAGCAGGCTGACAATCTCCAGCGTGCGGCCACGCCACTGCAATCGCATCCGCTGCGTGAGTCCCGTGAGATACCGCATCTGCACCTTGTGCGTGATGCTGACTTCGTTCTGGCCAGCCGTCAGGGCCTCTCTGGCCGACACGCCTTCAACGCTGGCCCACACGGTGGCAAACGTGCCCCACGACAGCATGGTTTCGCCGATGCCGTTGCGGCTCTCGGTGGCCTGCTGCACCGTCACACGCTCTCGGAGATTGCCGGCGTTGATCATGTGCCATACAGCACGATGGTGTACGTGCCAGTGTTTGCGGCCGTTTCAATGAGTGCGTCTAACGATGCCGGAACAGCAGAGCACGCAACCTCGTTGTCCCTTGAAATGAGCGTCACGTTGCCATTGGAGTCAGAAAACTTCCGCGACTGACCGGCTGCCCCTTGAAACGCAAACGCAATGTGAGAAATCGCAGTGCTGGCGAACGTAACAAGATTGCCTCCGGCGTCTCGATATTGCGTGGAGTACAGGTTGAGAAACACCTGGCTTGTGCCGGCGGTGCCAGTCACCACCGCCACCTTGCCGGTCGTGTAGCCGACGCTTGACGCAAGAGACACCACCTTCAGCGACGCGGTGCCGTCCGTGTCGTGAAACAAGGCGTCAACATTGATCCTGCCGTCGATGCTCATCGGTACGATCCCCAGCGTTGTGAGTCGAGAAGTGACTTGACGCCAAACTCAATCTCTTTGCTGATGCTGCCGGTGAGCACGCTGGAGCGTGACTCGTACCAGTGCCCTACGAGCATCAGGATGGCGTGGCGGATGGCGGCTGGCACGCTCGTGCCGCTGGCCCCGTAGCCGGCCCACCACGTCACAGCCACGGCGTTGTAGTCGTCGAGATTTGCGGGCCAAGTCCCGGCACGCAGCTGCCGCACCACGCCAGGCGTCGAGTTGCGGTCTACCCGGTACGCCGTCGTGGACAGCGTGGCCGTCGAGTCGTCGCCCAGCGTGTAGGTGAGCGACACCGCCGTGGCTGTGCCGCTCATGGCAATCGGCGGCCGGGGTAGCTCGATCTCGTACGGGAACGAGTCCAGCCGCATCGTCCACTGCGTGTTGATCAGCG